CTTGCCCTACGCTGATACTCTGCGTATTGTCGATAGTAGTTCCAGGAACATAAACTACATCCAGTCCTCGGCGATCAAACACACGCCGATTCCATTCAGTTAGTTGTAGAGTGTAACGGGATTCTATTTTTTCAATCCCCATGTAGAATAACTTACGCACGGCGGTATCCTGAGAATCTGCGGCTATCTTCGTTCCACATGTTCTTGGCGTTCTTGCCTTGGGTAAACTTGTTGTACTGTTGCCAAGCATAGCTCTTAAAGTTGTACAGATCTTCTTCGCGATATCTATAACCAAAGTCTCGGCAAAAGTCCAAGTAGTTTGATAAATCTTCAAATGCTTGAAGTGCTCTTGGGTTTACACGATGTTGGGGCTTGCCCATGGTATTTCCTTTTAAATTACAATTGATTGTGTTGGACGAGTAAGATTATACTTAATGGAGCATCCGTTCTCGCCGTCTTCGGATACTTCAATTACTACATTACGATTGGGATAGCGTTCGGCTATCTGTATATATAGGTCATCTGCCATCATCTCACAGCTTTTCCAGTCTAGGGCTAAAACGGTATTCGAACCGTTATACAACGACTCGAGCCATCGCTTAAATTGGATAAACTCGATGTCCCGGTCATTGTGGAACACATCGATTGACACCCTGAAATGAAATATATGGCGATGAGGATTAGCAAGGAACGATACATCATATTCTCCAGCTGTATTTAACAAGGGATCTGTAGCGGCTGCTGGATAACAGTGAATTCCTTCTTTCCTGAACGTTACCCAGATCTGACGACCAGCGGCTTCTTTGATGCGTTCAATAGTTTCTCGTTCTTGTTGTATCATTTTTGTAATAACTCCATGGTTACAATTTTGCCAATAGATTCTGCTAAGTTTTCTTCGGGTGTAATAATGTGCAGTTTAACACGGTTTTCATCTTTTTTGTAATCATACCAAGTGGTTTCTACCACTGTGCGACCGCTGACCTGTTGGACTTTGAATCGAATAGGATCTGGAAGATCAATACCACTTGGGCTATCATCGCAGAGTTCATCGCTCAGCGTCACACTTATGTTACCACGACCAATCCTGGCAGGCTTGCTATGGTCATCAGTTAATTCGTAACTGTAGTCCCAACCCCATGCAACTAATCGTGCCCATAGCGATCTAATCATTGTATTACTTCGTCCTTGGTATATTTAGACCAGTCAGTAAACACCGATCGATTTTGTAAGTCGTGTAAGCTGTGACACCATACACCCGGGTTGGTTGCCGCAAAATCTCGATCATCAATTTTAAGAACAGCATGATATCCAAATTGTTTTATGTAAGGCAGTTTAACACTAATCATTGGAATAAAGTTATGGAATTCTACAAGGCCCGATTCTAATAGACCTTCTGCTTGTGCGTGATCCAAATCAAGAGTGCATAACCATCCAGCTTCCAGGCATGACTGTACCATGTATTCCCATTCCTGCCAGGCCTCGGCATCGTTCTTGTCAATAGCTGGAAAACTCATGTCCGCACCAAAATAGATATGCTCGCACTTATTGTTTTTAGCTTCTTGTTGGATAATCTGGGTATCTTGCAGACCCACTACAAATAGTGTTTGCTTACCAAACGCAATGGTATGTTCTACTTCGATTCCTGTAAAGAAACTTACTTCTTCGTGTCCTGCTCTAATCATTTTCGGTTGCACCAAGTTCGTATGCGATATTAAGTCTAAGTTTAACAAGTTTGTCTTTAATATGCAACCGTTGCTTCTTCAAAACTTCCAAAGTGGCATCTTCAAATACTCCAGTACTTTCCATACCATCAATGCGTTTGTCTAATTGAGCATGTTCTTCTTCTAAATGGTGTAATCGATTTTGCAAATGATCAATCATTGAGCCTCCAACTCGTCTAGTCTATTTTTATCTAATTCAATGTCGTCAGTATCAGCGCCATCGTCCTCTTCTACTTCTTCAAACAACTGATTAAACATTGGTCGGCCGCTTTTGGCTTTTTTACCTTTGAATCCACGAGTACCAATAATGTCCATCCAGTAACGGTCATAGTGTTCAATAATAGCTTCAGCTTCTGCACGATCTGGTGTGGCAAATATAGCATCTACAATGTCATGGAAATATTCGTGATTACCGTTCTCGTTACGCATCATATAAGGATACCTGCCAGCATCATACTCTCTATTGGCACGTTGTACTGCTTCTAAGTGCATCCAAACATTATGACCCATTAACAATGCGTAGCTAAACGAATCCCACGATGTTTTGCCTTCTTTACCAATCTTGTTTAACATACCAGGTTGGTAGTAACAAACATCTTTCATTTGTAACTGTTGACTAATTGGACTTTCATCAAAGTGATCAACTAATCCGTCGGCTACTACTGCTTGTCCATACGAGCGTGTGTCTGTAGAGTACTTTTTATCATCGGCAATAGGACTCATACGATAGCACCATTTACCTTCGTGCGGAAGATCAATATGGTGATACACCTGTCCGTTGGCTGTGGCTAAGAACGGACTTGCACAGTCAAACGAGATAGTAAAACTTGGATTAACATACTTACGAACAGCACGTTGGATATCAGTAAGCAGTACTGCCCACTCTAATTTACTTGTGCCCAAGAAGTGCATCCAATCATGCACACCTTCTTTAAGCAAACCATCATGGCGTAATGCTACAAGTCTACGCAAGACCAAATGTACATCACACATGTTCTGCCCACCCATTGACCAACCGTCAAAGTGTGTGTCTGGATATAAGTTAGGATCACAGTAGTGTTTCATTGTTTCGTACCAACGATCTGCGTCGTCGTGGTTAGCACCTTGTAATACATTAAGTACTTTCATACCACCATTCCGAGCACCCTTACGATGCCGCATATAATAGTCATTGTTATACTTGGTGGCCGCTACTGCTTCTTCTAAGGTAGTAATACCGCACTTATCACTGGCATTTTTGTCATGTATAACCCAAGTCGGTATGTCTAAGGTCATGCCATAATCCGAAACACCATCTAACCACTTGACCACTGCTTCTCTTTTCTTCTGGGCGGCATCTAGCAAGTTCTGATAGTTCTTAACATGATCAATCTTGGCATACTTTTTGTTGCCATTTTTATCGTGCTTGGGTGTACCATCTGGTTTAAGATCTAGCACATGTTCAACGCCTTTGGCCCGGAGTTCGGCCATCTTGGTTAATACTGCTGGGCTAGTTGGATCACGCCACTCACCTTCCCATAGGCCTTTGGCAATCTGGAATCCACCAGAGTCGCCTAGCATTAGGGTACCCGGCTCACGGTTACGAACCATGTCTTCTGACCAGTCTTGCTTGGTAAGATCCAAATTGGCATGACCACCTGAATACAATGACCACCGGTATGGAAACAGGCCTTTACTACTATTAAGCCAGTTCATCATCTCCATGTCTTTCATACCTGCCGGCATTCTAGCAGGATCTACATAAGGGCCGTTTACCGGATCGCGTTGTTTACCTATGTAAGTAGCATAGAAGCCACTGATAGCTGGTAAGAATACAGCGTAATCGTTTTGCTTGGCTGTTAAGTTATCCTGGGTCATTAATTATTTAGATTGTGCTGGAAGTTTAAAGCTGTAAGTGGCTAGGCCTGAATCCACAGTGATTTCTGCAATGCCATCATCACTGATACGCATAACTTTATCACCGGTTAAATCTAAAATACCAATTACAGTTTTAACTGGCCAAGACCATTCACGTTTAAGTGTACCTCCAACATCGTGTTGGAATACAAAGTTACCTGCATGGGTTGAGTGGTCGCCAAAGAAAAACTTTAAATCTTTGCCATCTGTTCTAGCTTTAAAATTAACTTCTTCGGCATTGGCACTGGCCTGCATTTTAAGACGTTGAATTGCAGCCACAGAAGGCTCAAACTCAATATGCCATGTAACCGGTTTCATCTTAACGTTTTTCAATTTCTCATTGATGATTTCAGTAGCCATAAAGCGATAGCTGTTCTTAAAGTCACCCTCAGCATTTTCAAATGTGAGTTGATCCAGGGCACCTGTGTCTTTGCGTGTAATAGCAAGTTTGGCATTTTCTTTGTAGGGTTGCAAGTTTAACAGGACCTTGAGCTTGCTCAAGTTTGGCATACCAAACGTGCCAATAAAGTCTGCTACTGGGCCAGCAAAGGTACCGTCAACAATAACGCTACGGTCTTCGGCCAGGCCATTAATTGCTGTAGATTTGTCGTCGCCGGTAATCTTAACTAGGTCAATACAACCTAGGTCGTACGTGTGTTCTACTAAGTCTAATAAGTGATCTTTCATGTAATTCTCCTCGTTTGTTTATTGTACAGGGTTTATTTAGATTTTGCAACAGGATTTGATTTATTTTGGAACTATTTTTGCCAAAGATGGACCGCCACGCAAGGAATCCCATTCTCCAGGTTTGCGGAATTCTATCCAGGTCCACGGTCCGTTTTTGTGATAGATAAAATGCTGTTCAAAACCTAGACTTTTGGCAAATCCTTGAATTAAAGATCCTGGGGTATATAATCCTGTACTTGCGTCAACTGCCTTAACTCCTTCCCAACGGTCACAGTCATTGTAAGTCATTAATAATATGCCGCCAGGCGTCATCTTTTTGTAAAACTCGGTTAGATATTGACGCACAATTTCAAAGGGTCTATGATTAAAATAATTCCATGCAAGAATCAAACTAAATTGATGGTCGGGCAGTTGCCATAATATGTCCTGCTCTTGGTCCTCGCGTATTACATAAGTACGTAGCCTACGTTGATATACCTCATTAAATTGCGACATACTTGGCGTTAACAGATCATAATTTTCATCAACAAGATATAATGGATCGCTACCAACCATTTTATGCATCCAGGGTTCAAGTCCAGGACGCAAAATCATAGTTGTACTTTTCCAGCCCGAATACCGGGTAATACGATTCATAATAAAATCTTGAGTTTGATCGTCTAGAGGTAAACGATTGTTAAGTATGCGTTCAACATGCATTTGTAACATTCTCTGTCGCTCTTCGATAGAATCGCTTGGGTACGGGTCGTCATACCATTGCCATTGATATCGATCAGAACGAGAGTCTTCATACGTTTTATAACTATTCTGTAAATAAGGTTGTTCTTCTTTTCTAATTTGATCATACACTTGACGTTTGACTAGATCAAATCCATTTTCAAATCGATCAAATGCATTTAATATGTCAGAACGCAGATTTTCTAATTGAGAGTCCTGCATTATAAATATGATTTCTTCTAATTTCATATCCGTTGATCGTCGAACCTCAGTAGAAGTTAAACTGCAAAGATGGTTATAATAGCGGACTAATTCACTTAACATATTACCATTCAAATAAAGTTTCAAACGTATTTTCTGTGTTGGTGGAACTTGCAAGATCCCACTCTAACACACTTAACAAGTTGTCGATTTTTTGATCGACTACTGTGGCTTCCATTTCGCTATCATCAAAGGGCAATTCTTTAAACCACCCAGGTAGCTGTTGTTCATCTGTAGGATATCCGATACTGGTCCATCCTAGGGGATTTTGTTTTAATTTACATACAATGGTTTTCATACCGTCGACAATTTGCAAACTATATTTGTCACCGTTCATTCTGCGCAGATTATTCCAGTTAAGGGCAGCGCGAACATGTCCGGGCATATTGGCCTTGCCCAAGCGTTCTTCTTCCTTGCCGTATTTGGTCAAGTTGTTGACACGCTTAGGGCTACCTTTTTCCCAACCCGGACGTTCTTTAAACAAATATTTAAACTCGCGAATTTTAGCAATAATCTCATCACGTGTGGCGCCTGTTAACACATCGTCAAGAATTGTGCTCAAAAACTCTTGGATGACCTTAGGCGTATCACTACGTTTCAAGTCCAGACCCATGGCCTTGACTTTGCCTGGTTTGCCTGCAACGTCTTGACGTTTGCCTTCTTTGTCAATAATCATTACAGCATAACGCTTCTTGGTAATAAACAGGCCTTTACTGGCTACCAATTCTCTGCCACCTTTAATCACCTCACCCATTTCGCGGGGCACATGGAATGCGGTTTCCATAAATCCTGGAAAGCTAATATTAACTTGGTCAGCAATAGAATCATACAATTGTATGGCCATGTCCTTGGACCATGTCATGCGACCTTCTTCTACTTCTTTCTTAAGTACAGGCCAAGCACTAAAATAACAAGAGTCTGTGTCACCATAGATAATAGTTTCACCTACGTGATCATACTTGCCTGTAATACATTCATTTACATACGCATCCATATGCCGGGCAATTGCACGCCCAGTAAGAGTTGTGGATTGACCAATACGCTTATCAAAGAAACGGCAACCAGGGTTAAGAATAGCACCATAGAGACTGTTGAGGTTAATTTTTTTAACAAGCTGACGTTTGTCCCAGTATTCTTCATCTTCTGCATTTGTACATTCTTTTAGTTGAGCCTGCATGTCTTTACGTTCAGAATACCAACGCTTTAACAAGCCAGGAATTACACCCTCACGTTCATAGGTAAAGATAGTTCCATTGGCACTGATCATCCAGGGTTGGTTACTGTCAAAAATCATGTGCCACACTTCGGCGGCACTGTGTACACTTTCCTCACCTTGTTGCCAGTCAATGGTAATCTCTGTGCCTTTTTCTAAATTCATTACCGCGGTATATTCCAAACTAGCAAACAGGCCTTCCCATGACGCGGCAAAGCTAGATCCAGAATTTATTTTGTCTCGGATATAACGATTGGTCATAGTAGGTCTAAGTTGCCCCACAATAGTTTCTGGACCCATGTTAAGAGCACGAATGGCACTTGGATACAGTGAGTTAATATCAATTGACCCAATGTATTCGTGGATACCTTTTTTAGGATATGCTACATAGGCACCAGCGGCCTGTGTATCTTCATCACTGTATCTTTCCTTACGATTAGGCACTACCATACCACGTTCATGGGCTTCATTGATAATGGCCTGTTCAGTCACAGCCACCGCTCCCATTGTTGTTTGTAGTAGCACAGTATTTTCATGTGCTAGTGTGTTGGCAAGATCTAGGAATTTTAATTTTTTATCCAGCTTGGCAAGAATCATTGTGTCTTGGCGGTTGTATTCAATAAATGTTTTGAAGTTTTGATTATACAATTGATCTAATGTACCTTCAAACACTGTCTTGCTTTCACCTAGCTCATATTCAGCAATAGCATCCAAACTATAACTATGACGTTCTTCATATGTGTACTTGCGATACAGTTGCATATAATCCATATGCACACGGCCAATCAAGTCATAAGTTTCGTTCTCTGCACCAAAGCGTTCAAAGGTACGTTTCTTGGGATATTGATTCCACAAGCAAAATCTGCGTGTGTCATCTTTGCTAAGTACACGAGTTACACGATTGACAGTATATGGAATATCGAATCCTTCACTGTTCCAACCCGACAATGCATCAGCATCTTCAATTAGATCTAAAAAGGTGTTGAGTAGGTCTTCTTCGTTATCAAAGACAATGGTATTTTCAAAATCACCAGCAATATCGCGAGCGGTTTCCGGGCTCATGTGTTTAGGTGGCACCACCAGCGTGACCATTTGATTCAACCACTGTAAGTATACTGATATAGCAGTGATAGCATTAAATGGATCTGCAGGAGGACTAAATCCACGTTCGGGATCGAAGTCTACTTCAATGTCAAAAAACGCTACGTTTAGTTTTGGACCGTCTTGCCCTTTGTAGTTTTCTTCTAGACAACGGAATATAGGATTGATATCTGATTCATACAGTTGTTTATTTGACTGTATGCGAACTTCCTTACGGAATTCTTTGCTGTTGCGGGTACTGAATCTACTAACAGGCGTGCCAAAGATACTTTGGAACTTACCACGAGGATCCTCGTAGTATAACACATAGTTGGCTGGATACTCTTGATAGCATCTCTTGTCGTTACGCCGCTCGACTATGTGTATGCGATCGTGTTCACGATCAAATAGTGCATCTATATAACTCAAATTTTTCTCCGTTTATGGCCGGTAAGCCATGATTCATGTTCCTTACGGGAACGACTCGATTGTTATTAAAACAATATTTATAGAGTTTTGCCTACCGTAACCAAAATTTGTTCAAGCAGTTCGTGATCCTGTTGCTCACGACCAAATTCACTCTTGTGTGCCAGCTTGATAGCTTTCTTAAGAATGTTTGGTTTGATATCCAACTCTTCGGCCACGGCCTTGACTGTGTCATTGAGGCCACCTGTAAGTGTTTCAATCTCCATAGTAACCTGCATACCTTCTGTGATAATTTGGTTAAGTTTTGCAGTTTCGGCTGCGTTAAAAGTTCTGTTGTTAGACATGTAATCTCCTTTGATAAGCTATTATACAGGATTATTTAAAAAAAAGCAAATTTTTAATTTATCTCTTTACCTGCATCAATTCTATTCCAACCACGTTCATGGAAGTAATATAGCACACTGTTGACGACCAGTGCAAAACTAACAACTCCTAATCCAACTTGCCAACTGCCGCTGACCAACCATCCACCTATGAAATTGGTAATTGTTACTAGAATACGCCAGGTCACTACTTTACCTAAACTGCGTAAAACTTGTTCGTAAAATTTGGGCTGAAACATTTTTAATTCTCCTTGATGTTTGTTTATAAGTATTCGTATGAAAAGAGCAGTGTTGTGCGTGGCAAATCCACAAGATTATATCAATCAATTAAATGACTACAGTATCATGATTGTAAATCCTGATTCTGCAGAATCTCGACGAAGATATTTATTAGACAACGCAGACTACAGTTTATTAATTACAGATCAAGGAACTTCTTTTCGGAATGGTCAAGACTATGCCAATGAACGAGTATTCTGGTACACCAGCGGCACAACCGGAGACAGTAAATTTTGTAGCTTTACCCAAAACCAAATTGATCTGCTAGCTACAAAAATATGTAGGACATATGATATCTCTGCCAATGATCGTTATGTGGGTATCATGCCACTTTGGCATGCTCACGGACAGGGGATGTTTTGGGCTGCGCAACAGGCCAAGTGTGAAACAATTTTTATCACGGTTAAAAACATTAAAACCATGCCGGATCATAGTCCAACATTTATTACCGCAATACCCGACCTACTCAAAGTTGTTGGAAAATTAAAATTTGATCATTTAAGATTTATAAGATCAGCCAGTTCTGCCTTGTCAAATGAGTTGTATATCGATTTAAAATCTCAACATCGAGTTCCCATAATAGAAGCCTTTGGTATGACCGAAGCATTAAGTCATTGTTTTACCAATCCCTTGCATGGGGAACAACGCATGGGTACAGTGGGCTTGCCTGATGGGGTTGAAGCTGACGTAGTTGACGGGCAACTTTATATCAAAGGACCAACAGTATTTTGCTCAAACTGGTATAACACTGGAGATTTGGCATCAGTCGACAGCGACGGATATTATACTATCCTAGGGCGACATAGAGATCAAATTAGTGTTCGTGGTATCAAATTAAATCCAATCAGTTTAGAAAATCAATTAAAGTCGGCAATTACCAACATTGGAGAGTGTGTAATATTTGGCAATAC